GGATACTAAAAACAAAAAATAATAAAAGTACTAAGTTTTCGAATGGTGCTAAAATTTAACAGAACCTCCGCGATAAGCCAGTCTGACTGGAAGAGTTGGTTATAAAATATCTTATAAAGTACTTGACAAGTTTGATTTAATGTTTATATTAAAAAGGAAAAGGATAATAAACTAACCTCTATTAAAATAGATAGAGGAAAACTTTTAAAAGAAGAGAGGGAAAGGATTATGGAATTTTATATTGAAACTGGCGAGCTCCAGCGCGCCATAAAATTTTTGCAAGTAGTTGCAAAAGTTAACGAAGTAGGTTTACCTGGTAGAATTTTAATTGAAGCCAACGAAGACAACTCTGTAGAATTTACTGTTAACAGTAAACCCATCGCAATAACACATCTTACTAGAGACGTAGCAGTTAAAACCCCAGGAACTATATCCATATTATACAGTAAAATAAAGTCTTTTGTTACCCTGTCCGCTCCTTGGAACGGTACTTATGGTACAAAGGGCTTTCTTTTTGTTGTTTATGGTCAAGACATAAAGGTTTTTTCTGATACCGTGTATGAGGACGGTAGAACTTCAAAAGGTAAGTTAAAGCTTGATTATTTTGATCCCCAGATGACAATTAAACCCAAATCATTTAACCAACCGAGTTTTATACTTAATTCTAATATATTTAAGACAGCTTTGAGTAAGATAATTTATGCTATAGATCCTGGCGAAACAAGACCGAGCATTCAAGGAATGAATATGAGGTTCGATGAAGAGAATATCTATTTCGCCGGAACAAATGGGTATGTTTTATCTGAATATAAGGTGAAAAACATAAGTAATCTTACAGAGGGAAGTTTTAATTTAAAATACGATTACGTAATGGCGGTTAAAAGGGCTGTTATAGAAGAGACACAGTTGTTTTTTGAAATAGATGGTGGTACTATAAGGACTAAATTCGGAGATACATGTATTTATGGTAGCATGGTAATTGGTCATCTTTTTCCAGAGTATAAGAAGAATTTAGAATCTTTTTCTGACTTCGTATCATTAAATAAAGATGTTTTGTCTGGAATTTTAATACAGTTTGGCGATGTTCTGGACAGCGATGATTATAACAGGCTGACTTTTTCTATAAAAGATAGCAAACTTAGCGTGTATAATGATTACGCACAGTTCGAATACGATGGAGATATAGAGTATTCAAATACATTCGAGATAGATGTTAACGGTGTAAATATGCATAACACTATAGATGCTATAAAAGATGATAGCATACTAGTTAAATTTTCCGATCATAAAAGCAGTTTAATTTTCGATTCTGCTAATTTTCAAGACCAAAAAGCACTTATTTTACCTATCAGTAGGAGATAGATGGAAGATTTAATCAAAAAGGTACACGATTTGAGTGGTACCACTTTATTCAGAGATGCTGATGGTTTAATAGCGGCGTGTAAAGATTTTTTGGTGGAAAAGGGTTATAGAATTTATGATCCTCTCAAAGAGTATAAGAACGTAAAGAAGTTAGATGATTTAATTGATTTTTTTTATTCGTCACTATTGATCAATCATCCAGAACTAAATATAAGTTATAGGAGTACTGTTAAGGATAGACAAATAGCTAAACTATTTATAAAATCTAGGATGACAGCTTCAAATCTAAATAGGGCACAAGCAATAAGTGAGTGTGTTACTATAATAAGAGTAGTAATTAAATATGAAGAAGAGTTTCATTTTAACAGGCTTCCGGATTTTACTATATTTGGTCAAGATAGTTATGGTTGGGTAACACAGAAAGCTATTGATATAATGAGCAAAGAAAAAAACATGGAAAAAGAAAAATGGCTGTTTGAGTTTGTTACTGAAGCAGAAGAAGAAGCTTACAAAAAATTAGGTGGACCAGCTTTCACTGATGAAGATTTAGATAATATTTTAAAGGGCTTAGAGGAGAATTAAACATGGCAAAGAAAAAGGCACCGAAGAAAGAGTTAGGAATTGATAGTTTAGAGGTTACTAAGAGAGCCATACTTAAAAAGTACGGTAATGTTATGGGTATGATGAGTGATTATAAAGACCAGACCAGGGAAAGTATTTCATCTGGTTCGTTAGGTCTTGATATAGCTTTAGGTAATGGTGGTTTTGTACGTGGTAGAGTCTACGAAATTTTTGGTCCTCCTTCAGGCGGAAAAACAACATTAACAATGAGTATTATTGCTGAAGCACAGAAAAAAGGACTTACTTGTGCTTTTGTGGATGCTGAACATTCGGCTGACCCTGTATTATTCAACTCTATGGGCGTAAACACCGAAGAACTTTTAACTGTTAAAGCTTACATAGGAGATGAGAATTTAGATGTTTTAGAGATGTTGCTTAAGTCTAAGAACGGTATTGGTGTAGCGGTTGTCGATAGTGTTTCTGCTTTAATACCACATAAAGAAGCTGAGGGTAAAGTTGGTGATGATTATGTGGCAGAGCTTGCACGTTTGATGAGTAAGGCTACACGTAAGTTCGTTCCTTTAGTGGCAGAGACAAACACCCTTCTTATCTTTATTAATCAAATCAGAAATAGAATAGGTGTATATGGTGATCCATCGACTACATCTGGTGGGATGGCTTTGGACTTCTATGCTACTGGTAGGATAAGGGTTGAAGGTGGTGAAAGTAAGAAATCCCGTATTGATGTTAATGGGGAGATTATAGGACACAAAACTTCTTTTAAAGTTATAAAAAATAAACTTGCTGTACCTTTTAAGCAGGCTGAAGTACCTTTGATTTATGGTATTGGTTACGATAGTGTAACAGAGCTGTTTAATTTAGCAATAGATTTAGGCTGTATTGATGCAAAAGGTTCCTGGTATTCAAGAGGAGAGACACGTTTAGGTCAGGGCGAAGATAATGTTGTTGAGTATTTAAAATCCAATGATAAAATGTATAACGAAATAAGAGACGAAGTTGTTGAAATGACAGGATTGAAGGAACTATATGAGCAAAATAGCGGAAACAGTACTGAAAGCGTTGAAGACGACGTTTCCAAATAATGTTATTCTAACTGAGCACTACATAAATTATAAGAATCAAAGACTATTTTTTGATTTTTATATCAAAGATTTGGGTGTGTTGGTTGAAGTACAAGGGCAACAGCACACTAGCTACGTTAAGCATTTTCATGATGATAAGCATGCTTTTTTTGCTCAAAAACGTAGGGATAGACTAAAGATTGAATATGTGGTGAAAAACGATGATTACTGTTTAGTTAGATTTAACTACGATGAAAAAATTACACCTGAGTTAGTAACTACAAAGATTTTTAATGCCCTTGAGGAGGGGTTTTATGAGTAATTTAATAATAACTGGTAATGAAAATACGTTTTGTGGTAAGGATTGTACTGATTTTAAACCGTTGGAGGATGGTACTCTTACAGGTGATCATAAATATTGTAATTGGTCTATAGACTGTAAGCAAACAGATGTGTTAGGTAAAGGTTACATGTCTAATTGGTATAAGTTCTACAATCACGAGACAGGAGAAGAAGCATTCGATTACTTTTGTACCGGTACGTACGGTGATAGGGACGAAAGAAAAGAAGATAAAAAAGTTAGTTAAGGGGTTGACAAATGGACAAAGGAGTATTATCTTATTTACAGGTGAAGCCAGAAAAAAGTTTATTAGATGAAATTTTTACATTTGACGCTAATAAACTCGAACAGACCGACGGCGCTGTTTTAAGTAGGTATGCTGTAGCTTTATCACAGTTTCTTATTTTTTACAAGACCCAGGTCAATCAGGCTAAAGTTGATATCTTCAGAAAACAAAGAATACTGGATGCAGGAGTAACTTATAGCCTTACTAAAGAACTTCTAAAAACTTATAAAACAAAGGCTGATGCTACTAATGCTGTTATTACAGAAAATGCAGAGCTTAGTCAAACTAGAGAAGAGATATCTAGCCTTAAAGAAGAGTTGATGTTGTTAGATGGTATAGATAAATCAATAACTGAGTATATAGCAATGTTAAAGCGCGAACTGACGCGCCGTGAATACGAATTATACGAGACAAGGTATGGAAGGAAATCATGATTGACGAAGAAGTAAAGGAAATGTTTTGTAGACCTGGAGATGAAAGGGCACTTATACATTACTCATTAAAAGACATCAATAATTTTTATACTATATGTTCTAAGATGACAGTAAACGATTTTCTGTATCTTCAACACAAGACGATGTTTTTAATAATGAAATCTATTGTCGATAAGAATGTAGGTAACTTAGATACATCTATGGTTATAAGTGAGGCACAGGCAGAAGGTGTGTTTTCTAACATAGGTAGTTATGATTACATACGAAGTATAAATGAGATGCATTTACCTAATGAGAATTTCGATACTTACCTGGAAAATGTTGTAGAAGCAAGTACCAAATATAAATTATTTAATAGTTTAAATGATAATATAGATGAAATAACTAAAAATTCTAAAAAAGGAAAGAGTAGTGCTGACTTAATTGGTAGAGTAGAGAATAATATTTTAGATTTATCTACTGAAAGTAAAGCTATACACGAACCTATAAATTTAGGTGATGGTCTTAGGGAGTATATAGACGAAAAAAGAACTAACAGGGTAGAAATGTCTGGTATTTCTACTGGTTATCCTATATTAGACAAGCAATTAGATGGGCTTGTTCCTGGAACTCTTACCGTAATCTCTGCCCGTAAAAAGATGGGTAAAAGTACTTTTCTTTCCAATGTTGCGTCCTATATTTCTTTCATGTCTAAAATTCCAGTACTTTACATAGATACTGAGATGACTTTCCCCGAATGGAGAGACAGGATTGTTGCCCACATGAGCGGTGTGAAGGAGCGTACTGTCAAGCACGGTGGGTATAATGACGATCAGTACAAAAGAATAATGAAATGTGTTAAAATCATAGAGAATGCTAAGCTTTTTCATGAGTATATGCCAGGATACAGCTTAGAAAAGATTGTGGCGCTATACAAAAAATATAAAATTAAACATGGAATAGGTTTGGGGATTTTCGATTATCTAAAAGAACCTGATTCCAGTTCATTGGACAGACAACGTAAAGAATACCAGGTTTTAGGTGATGTCACTACTAAGTTGAAAGATCTTGCTGGAGAGTTAGACATACCTTTTCTTACTGCTGTACAGTTAAATCGTAGTAACGATATAGCCGATAGTGATCGTATAGCAAGGTATGGAGATGTGATAGCTCAGTGGGGCGAGATGACTGCTGATGATATTGAAGTAGGTGGTAGAGAGTGTGGAAGATATAAACTTGTTATTAAAGACAGTCGTAGAGGTGGTTCGACACCTGAGCATGGTATAGGATATTGGTTTTTTAAACAAACGTTGTCAATAAAAGAAGTTACTGCACCTAATCAGATAATCAAAGAATATGGTAGAGAAGAGGTAGTTAACTATGGTAGTGGGTATGACGATGAAGAAGAACTCAAATAATGATGATTGGTCAGATTTTAAAGACAAGCTAGAGAGACTAAAGGCTGCTGTAGACCCTAGGTATCTTATAAATGCTCTTGGGTTTGACGTATCTTCAGAATCTGGTAAAGAGATAAGAGGTGCTTGTAGAATTCATGGCGGAGATAATGAGACTTCTTTTAGATTTAACAAGGATAGGAAGTCATGGGTATGTTTTTCTCATAGGTGCCATGAAACATGGGGAAATGATATCATAGGGCTAATACGGGCAGTATTTAATTATGGTTTTATTGAGGCTGTCGACTACCTAAAGCAGTTTGTAGGTGATGTGGATGATAGTTACATAGAATATAAAAGAAAGAAAGAAATGGATGCTTTTATAGAATCATCAGTCCAGTCAGAAATTACTGAGAGGATAGTAAATGAATCGGATTTGAAAAATTTTAAGCCGTTTAGATCTGGTTATTTTATAAAGAAAGGTTATTCCGTTGAAACCTTAGATTTTTTTGAAATAGCTGGTGGTTACACGGACAGTTATAAAAATTTAAGGGACATTATACCGATTAGGAATGATGAGGGTAAGCTAATAGCTTATGCTTTAAGACATATAATAGACGGGGTTGATGACGACCGGAAATATATTTTCACTAAAGGTTTCCAAGGAGAACGTACTCTATATAATTTATATAATGCAAAAGAATATGGTACTACAAAACCTTTAATTATTGTAGAAGGACAAAAAGCTGTATGGAGATTACATGAATATGGTATAAAGAATGTTGTTGCTTCGTTCGGAGCATTTTTATCTAACGGGCAGATGAATTTACTGTATAGGTACGCATTAAATGGTATTGTTTTGTTTTATGATAACGATGCTGCTGGAATACAAGGAATTGTTAAGGCATGTAATGAACTGAGAGGGAAATTAGACACAAACGCTGTTTTTATTACTGAAGCTGATGAAAATGGTAAGGGTTTAGACCCGTCTGATTTAGATAAAGAGACAGTATATAATTATTTGAGAGGATACTTTTAAAATGCAAGGAGAAAATTTTGTAAAATTAGTAGGAAAAATCACTAAGCCAAGTTTAAAAATAGTCGGTGATAATAATGTGAGTTTGTTTAAGGCTACTTTAGCCATACCAGCACAGGATTCTAATGGTTACCAGTACATGAATATATCATCTTTCTTTTGTGCTGATGCTTTAGGTGAATTGCCCGCGAACACATTTATATCTGTTCAGGGACATATTGAGCAGAGATCTTATGATGGTAAGTGTAGGCATTGCGGTGGTTATGATAGAAAATTTTGGACGGAAGTTGTGGTAGACAACTTTATTAAACTTTAAGGAGGAATTTCATGGCTAAGAAAGTCAAACAAAAAGAGGAAGTAAAAGCAGAGTTAGTTGAGTGGCCAGAAGGAGAAGTTCAGATAGGTACACCTACAATGGTGTTACTACCTGCTAGGAATTATATGTTTAAAGTTGTAGATCAAGAGCATAGAATAACAATTCCTAGGTCTGGTAGTTACCATGATATAGATCCGGATTTTTTTAATGAGGAGGAAGGTGAATTTAGTTTATACGATAATAAAAGCAAAGTTATGTTTATACCTTCGATATCTAAAGTACTTTTTGCTACTAAGAAATATCCGAACTTAGAACCTAACCAGCTTTTTGCTCCGCTTGCCCTTGTTTTTAAGAAAGATGATGTTGATATTATAGGTCAGTTGATTGAAATGCTTGAGCCTGATGTTGTAGAGGAAGAGTCTCGTAAGACCAAACCTAATAAAAAGGAGAATTAAAAAATGGGATGTATTAATTGTGAGAATGAAATAGAAGTTGTGTTTGCTGTCGAAAGGTTTCCTTGCTCACATTGTGGGGAAAAGGTTGTTATTGAATATCATATGTGTTCTAATTGTAGTGTAGTATGGAGAACTGTTGATGGTGATGTAGATCCTGGTTCTATAGTAACATCTGACATGAGGGAAACTTTTGATGCTGAAGGGCTAGAAGATATTTTAGGCACGCTTCAAGAAATGCATTCAGAGGAACACTCCATGGAAGAGCTATTGCATAGGTGTTTACAGTGTAACGCTATTAGTTTTGAGGTAAAGAAAGGCGAATATGAATGCGTGGAGTGCGGTTTTACGTGGGAGGTAGTAGGCTGTGAGTAAAGATTACTACCAGACACTGGGTGTAAATAGAGAAGCTTCTGCTGATGATATAAAGAAGGCGTTTAGAAAGCTTTCTATGGAGTATCATCCAGACAGAAATCCAGATAATCCTGAAGCTGAAGATAAGTTCAAAGAAATGAACGAAGCTTATTCTGTGTTGTCGGATTCTGGAAAAAAGTCTCAGTATGATAACCCCAACCCCTTTATTGGGGGCAGAAACCCGTTTGATTTTAGAGGTTTTGGTGGTGTGCGGAGACGTAGCCCCAACCCAAACCGTCCTAGAAGAGGTAGAGACCTAAAATTTGTTGTAGATATACCCATAAGTACTTTTATTTTTGGCGGTGAAGAAAACTTTAGACCGTCATTCAGAGATGCTTGTCCTAAATGTAACGGTAAGGGAGCCAAAAGTACTAAAATATGTCCTAATTGTAATGGAGCGGGCATGATAATAGAAGAGAAAAATATGAATGGTATGCATATGATGTCACAGACAAGCTGTAATGCTTGCAGAGGAACAGGTGAGATTATTACTGAAAAATGTGATGAGTGCAATGGCAAAGGTGAAATAAATATCAATAAGTATTTTAATATACAAATAAAATCTAACTCAAGAGATGGTGATGTAGTAAGTTACAAAGGGTTAGGTGGTATAGGATTGAATGGTGGACCTGAAGGTAATCTCCATGTCAAGCTAAGAATGGTAATGCCTAAGTCTAATAAATTTAATGAAGAGCAGAAAGGTATGTTAGTAGACTTATTTGCTTAGAGGAATTATGAAGAAACATAAAATATTAAGCTTAGATGTATCGTCAGTTTCTACAGGCTGGTGTTTTCTAATCGACGATAAAATAAAAGACTACGGTATAATAAAAATAAAGAGTAGTAAGTTCGATAAGTTTGATAGACTTTTAAAGTTTAGAGAGCAGTTGTCTGTAGTATTAACTAAATGTAAACCCGAACATATAATTATAGAGAACGGGTTTTATGGTAGAAATATAAAGACACTAAAGATTTTATCGAACTTTGTCGGTGTGGGGATGGAGTGTTGCTACAACGTGACCGGTGTTAAGCCTTACATTATGGCTAATACCACACCTAAATCACACTTCGGTGTTAAAAGTAAAGAAGACCTATTTAAAAAGGTAGTCAAGATATATAAACTAAGTAAAGACTGGAAATTTGATACACATAATGATATAACAGATGCTATAGCACAAGGGATTTGTTATTATGATACAGAAGTAAATGTCATTTGGAGGGAATAAAACTATGAGTAAGGATATTAAACTAAGCGCAACAAGGATACAAACTTTTTTAAGATGTAAATGGAAATACTGGTGTAACTATGTTTTGCATTATCCAAGAGCGGATAATGTTTCTTTTAAGATGGGAATAATTGTTCATGAAACGCTAGAAGCAGCAGGAAAAATATGGATGGAAAAAGAGAAATTTACTGCGGCAGATAAGAAAAAACTATCAAAACTAAGTGATGAGGTTGCTATTCAGGAAGGTGTTGATGATCTTACGGTATTGAAAGAAGCTAAGGAATTAATAGATAAAAGACTTAAAAACTTCGGATTAGGTAAGAAAATACTAACACTTGAAGAGAAGTTTGGATTTAGAGGTACAGAGGATGTCACTACTGATAGCGGTGTAAAATTAATGGGCGCGTTCGATAAGCTTATAGAGGTTGATGAGGACACTCTTCTTATAGTGGACTATAAGACGTCTAAAACGGCTATGACACCAGATCAATTGAAGGTAGATTCTCAGTTATCAATCTATGATTTAGTAGCCAGCATTAGGTACCCTCAATATAAAAGAATAATACTAGCATTAGACATGTTAAAGCATGACGTGCTGTATTCTTATAGGACTGCGGAAGAGCGACAAGCATTTTCTGATTATCTTACTATTATATACACACAGATGTTAGCACTAAAAGAAGAGGACGCCACAGCACGTGTTAATATATTTTGTGGGTGGTGTGACTACAGAGATTATTGTGATAAGTATGAAAGTGCGTGCAAGAAAACTGATTATAAATTCGGTCGGGCTTTAGAGCTTAGTAACACTGAGTTAATGTCTGAATGGGACCATGTAAAAAATACCAAGAAGATATTAGATGCGCGTGAACGTGAATTAAAGATGATATTGATGGAGAAAGTAAAGGAAGGAGTTAAAGTAACTACTGAGGATGAGGAGGTTTATATTAGACAACATTTATGGTGGAAATTTAATGACAGAGTTAGGGAAGGGAAACAATTATTTTTGCATGAAAACGATGAAGAAAAATGGAAACAAAATTTAATCAAACTGGAGAATATATTAAGCTATGACGATGACA